ATTGAGCGCATCTATAATGTCTGCGTTCTGGCTTTCACGAAGGGAGTTAATAAGGTTTTGCCGAACCTCTAAAAGTTTTTCCAGTTCGGACTTTGCGTCATTGATTTGTTGAACGGACGCGCCGCTCACATCACTGAGCTTATCCCTGAGCGTTGCAATGCGTTCATCAACCTTATCCAGACTCTTGGGCACCTGACCAAGCGCCTCAGAGAAAGACACAAGCCCATCAACTGCAAAGAAGCCGCCGACACCGCCAGCCACAGCGCCGACACCGCCACCCACGGCTGCACCTAATCGTGCGCCACTGAGTGCAAAACCAATGCGGGCAATGGTTTCCATTTGATCGACGAGCTTCTGAGCGGCACTCGCCGCATTCTCAAAGAATGTCTCTAACTGACCCGAGTCCGAAGTGGCCTGAATGAAGTCGCGGAAATCTCTGGAAAGGTCGAGAATCATTGGCGCTAATTCCCGGCCAATATCTACCGCCGCCTCATTCAGTGCATTACCAAGGAACCGCATCTGTGAGGTGAAGGATTCAGCCGCCTTTGCGGCCTCCATGTTTAGGGCCTCATTGCGTTCCCATTCGCCATTGGCCATATCAATGGCACGGGTTGTCTCTTCAACAGACCCGGCAAGGGCATTGATGACACGCGCCGTTTCACGACCGGCAAGACCGAAATCATCAAGGACAGCGGTCTGTTGCGCGGCGGGTAAATCATTCAGCGCATCGGCAAACTGCAATAACGCCCTAGGTGCACTCTCAGCAAACGTGCGTCTTAGCTCTGCCTCGGTTTGCCCGGTCAGGTTAATCAGCGTCCGCAGATTATCGCCGCCGCCAGCAATAGCCTTATTGATTTCCGTCAGCGCCGCACCAACAGAAGAACCCGAAGTCTCCGCTCTTTGACCAACCGCCCTCAGTGCGGCGGAAAGACCCACAACCTCTTGCGCTGTTAACTTGAATTGTGATGTTGAGGCGGCAAGGAATGTCGAGGTCTGAACGATCTCCTGTTCACTCGTCGCCATGTTGTTACCGAGCTGAGTAATCGCTGAACCCAATCGGTCAACATCACTGATGCTTTGCCCGGTAATATTCAGCAGTCGGGCAAGCGAACGCGCCCCTTCTTCGCCGGCAATATCGGTAGCCGTTTCCATCTTGCCAAGCGTCTCGGTGAACTTGGCAATATTATTAACGCCTTTAACGCCCAACTGGCCGGCAGCGCTGGCAAGCTCAAGCAAACGACTGTTGGTTACCGGAACTTCTCTGCCGATTAACTGAATGCGTTCGCCTAGTGCCTGGAGTCTTTCGCCTTCAAGGTCTGCGGTCTTACCAACCTGAATCAGTCCCTGTTCAAACTCGGCGAACTCACGCATGATCCTTTGCAAGGCAAAGCCAGCGCCAAAGGCCACAAGTGCGCCCTGTGCTGAAAATATGGCGTTCTTGAGGCCGGTACTCGTGGTTTTGAGCCGATCAAAAGCACCGCGAATACGGCTTGTATTTCTAGTTGTTGTATCACCAGCCTGCTGAAACTTGCCGGACCAATCAGTAAGTTCCTGCTTGGAACGGTTAAGCCGTTGGCCCGACCAATCCATTGCATGGCCTAGGTCCCTGACCTTGGTGGATGCAGCACCCGCTTCTCGCTTAATGCTTTCTGCGGAGCGTTCAAATTCACGCGCACCGGCTTTCGATTTTGAGGCATCAATGCCAAGTCTAAGCTGTGCCACTATTTATCCTCTTTGTTGCGCATGAATTGCATGAACTCGTTATCCATCTCCCGAATCAGCGTCAGCCATTCGTGGACCAAATCTGGATCGTTGATGGAGAACATCCGAAAGAAAGACTCAATCTCAGTCAGTGGGATTGGGCCAACAGACATACCGCTCTGCCTGCTGTCACTGAGAATATGAAACGCCTCCCAGACATCGGATTGATGTTCGGGCGGTTCCGGCGCTTCAGTAATCCATTCCGGCAAAGGCTTCCCCGCCCTTGTCAGAACCTGTGTTAGTTTCTCCGCATTCTCGCCTTTCTCTAGTCTCCATCTGAGGGCGCTTCGGAGTTTTTTGCATCTTCCTCGATACGCTCACGCCGGAATGTCTCCGCTTCAACGGCGTAGAAAACAACCTCATCCAGAAAGTCCGGGTCTGACTCAAATGCCTCTATAGCGGCATCGACTGAGTAAGCGGGCGGGTTGTTATCGGCGTAGTCAGACGCCCTCCAGTCAATCAGGACGCCTTCTGCAACCCACTTCTTGTTGAGTTGATCCTGCTTTTCATCAGCAATCTTGCGCTGATTCTGGAAAGGCTTATAAACACGCCTGCGTACTTCCGTAGCCTTTTGGGACTTGGTTCGCCGAACCTTAATATCCAGTTGGCCGTTATAGACACCCGTTACCCAAACGCCGTCTTCGGCTAACTCAGGGTCGGCTACGCGATTCTGCGAAAAAAAGTTGTTACTCATAGTCTCCCTCTGTCATCTCGACAGTGGTTAAAAGAAGGGGCGCATCTAGCGCCCCGTGGATTAGTTTTCGATGTAAATGGAAGTCGCCTCAGCGGAGTCATAGAGGGCACGGAAAGACATCTCGGCCATCACATCCTGACTGTTACCACCCGCGACAACGCGCCCCGTTTCATACTTGATATTGGGGAGCGTAAACGTGTAGGTATTCGTGCCGTCAGTGGCCTCAAACGAAAGCGAGGCAGCCGTACCGGACACGAAATCGTCATACATCTGCGACGAAAGGCCATCAAAATAGGCATTCATCGTGCCGGTCACTTCGCGCATCCCGTAACCAATACCGACAGCCGCAATAGAACCAACGGCATTCTGCGGGCGGAGGTTGTTGTTGAGTGAGAATGACAGGTCGGTAAAGTAGATCGTGCCGGAGGTTGAACCCACAGTGATGTTTGCCACATCTGGCGCTGACATCACATCGTTTGTATTGGCGTTCGTGTAAGTCGCGCCGGAGAGCTCGGAAGTGCCCACCGTAGAAGCCAGGCCCTGTACGTTGACCGTGCCGGTTATGATCGAATTGGCCTGTACATTCAGGGATAACTGGCCGAGGCGACACCCCGTGAATCGAAGGTATTCATCAGGGGAGCCAACCTCGAACTTCTTTTCAAAGCTCATCGACTTACGGGCAGTTCCGCCATCGAGGCGGGAGCTTGAAAACGTGCCTCTCAGAAGGTGTTCGAATACGGTGTCGAACTCTGAGCCGTAAGTTAATTCAAAGCCGAAATCACCCGAGACATTCGCGCCAACCTGAATCAGGTCAGACAAATCGGCGTCGGGCCGGATTTCATTTGATGGTTCGTTCTGGATCGCATACTCCAGCGATTCCGAAGTAATGCGCAGTTTCTGCCATGTAGGGCTTGCTGGGGTTGTGCCTAACGTCGATTCCTCGACAAAGGCAAAATCAAGTTCTGAACTATCAGCAAAAGACATAATAGGGCTCCTTGTATCGGATTCTGCGTCTCACGACGCTGATGCCTTGCCCAAGGGCGGTAATGGGCGATCCGTCCTGCCTCTTTACAAGGGGTGCAGGATCGAAATCAGATATTCAGGTCATACTCGAATGGACAAATAACATTCAGTTGATACCAGTCACCATCGGGGCCGACACGGTTGATATAAGGCGCTGATAGAAACCGCACGCCTGAAATGCGTTTGCCCCGAAAGATACTAGCTACATCGTCGGCAATACTCCGGGCCTTGCCATAACCAATATTGGTGGGTGTAAAGACCTGAACGATCACTGTGCCGGGATGACGATAAGTATTCTTCCCACCACCGATCGCACCGATAAACGCCTCGCCTTCGTTAATCGTCAGCCTGACCCATGGCTCACCATCAGCCGGCGTGAAATCGACGTTTTCCCACGCAATATCGTAGGTCGGGGACAGGGCCGAGAATTGGGTATTGAACTCAGACGCAATGTCAGCGGCGGCTTGGGAAAAGTCAGGCATTATTCGATGTTATTAAACTGTGATTCGAGTTCGGCTACGGTAGTAGCCACCATGCCGTTCGGGCTTTGGTCGGAATAACCATCCTCCAGACGTTCGATATAGGGCAGATTGGAGGTCATCCATATCGTGCTGAACGCCGGAGCCTGTGTGATGACCGACGAACCGGAAGTAATGGTGGAATTACCACTTTTGGTCTTTCGTCCCGAGATTTGCTCGGACGGCGTGTTAATAGTTGTTATCCAGCTTCCCCGTGCGCGCCCCGAACGAACGGGCGTTTTCATCACCACGCCCCTTAACCCCTGTAAGGCTATTTTCTGCTGTGCAGCTTCGACCTGTTCCGGGACATCAGTATCGACATAACGATCAATCGCCAGATTAAATTCGCGGACGTTATCCATTACTTGCGTATCTGTAGCTGGTAGGTGGCAACCTGTTCACCGCTGTAAATGCGCTGCGGGTTGACGATAGACCATTCAACGGAGTCAATGACCACCTTATCCTCAGTCGATGGGTTAAAAGTTAAATCCTTGGCCGGGACAGACAGCCTCAAATCACCGACCTTGACGAGGGTTCCGTCGGTGCGGTTTTCAGAATAATCATCAATCACACCATTGACTGAATGATTGGAATAGCTTGGGGTATTAGTGCCCGTTGAGGGATCGAACGTATTACCCGTAAATTCCTTCAGCGTGACGGGTTTCCCGTATTCATCTATCAGCCTCTGGGAGAGGCCACGCATCTGTTTATCAAGTTTCCCCGTCATACCCGGTTCAGTTTCCGGCTGCCGCCCTTATGGTTGTATAACCCAACCAGTATCCGGTCGATGAAGGGATAGGATTTATTCCCCGGCGCGTTATCCATGTAAGTGACCTGTAGCGAACCCACGGCCTCTGACTTGACCATGCCGCCACGGTCTTTTGACTCCAGCAGGAAGCCGTCAAGGGCTAGTAAGGCCAGTTCCGCTGTTGCGTCTTTTACCTTTTGGGGGACGCCCTGCTGCAATACATACGTATCATTGTCGTACGCGGCATTGCGCGGCCACTTCAAGCCCTGGTCTTTGTCCTTGAGCGGCGTATAGGCTTCAAGCGGGCCTAGTGGATTGACACGCCCCTGCCATAATGGCGGGTTATTCCAGACCCAATCGTAAGTCGCGTCGAGATACGCGGACGCCTCGACTAACGCGCCTTCTTTTTCTGACTGACTCGCATTGGTCCACGC